CTTTTTCTTTTTCATCTTCTTTTTTCTTATCATCTGTGTTAGGAGCCACTTCTGATTCAGATTTAGTAGATGCTTTTTCTGCTTCTGCCTTTGCCTTTTCTTCTTCTTCTCTTTTTTTCTTTTCTTCTTCTGTTTCTTCAGTCTTTAATGCTTGACCTGTGAATGGATTGATTTCTTCTTTCTTAAGAATACCTTTAGCAATATCATGTGCTTTTTTAATTGTTTCTTTTTCAAGAGGTGGTTCATCACCTGTAATTTCTTTAGCTTTTGCCATGCCAATAGCATAAGCACTTCCCTCTTTATCTTGTTCGGATAATAGAGATTTAGCTTTCTTCGCTTCTTTTAAAAGATTAGCGATAGTTTCTTCGATTTTCATTTATATTCTCCTAATTTAAATGTAAAGAATGGTTTTCCATTCATATTTAGTTATTTTATCTTTTTAAGAAAGTTTGCAAATTGTATTGCTTGAGCTTCAGCAAGTGCTATTCTATTTGTACTTGCTATCTCTTTTCTTACTTGCTCTATATCTTTCTCAATAAATTTACCATCAACGAACACCCATTCTTTTCCTTCCATAACACCACGCACGAATGCATCTGGTGCCGATGGATCAGCGACTATATCACCTGCTGTTGCAAGCATGAAGTCATCTTGTACTAATTGAGTTCCGTCATTCTTTGCTCTTAACGATCCCATCCCTCTAGATGAAACACCCAAATTAGCACCCTCGTCAATTAAACTTTTAACGATTTTACCATAAGGTGTATCCATTATTTTTGCTTTTCCGACATAATTATTGCCATCAAGCTTCAATTCTTTTATCATGTGCGATACTCTATCTAAATTAATAGTAGGAGAGTCAGGGTGACCTAATTCACCATACGCACGATTCTTTTCAATATTTTCTTTTGTATATCTTTCAACTTCTTTTTTCATTATATCCATAGGATATATTCTGCCATTACGATTTTTAATTTCGCCTTGTAAAAATACTCCTTCAATAAAATAAGATTTTGTTGTTTCTCCTTTTGGAGTTTCAACTAAATATTTTACTGACTCTGTAAATTCTCTTATAAGTTTCATTTAATTAACTACCTCTAGCAGTTGGATCATCATAAGAACCAAACTGTGCTGTTTCTATTTTAGTTTCAAATCCTGAATTTTTACGTAATGTTATGTAAAGATAAATTTCTCCACTCATACTACAAACTATATCAGATGTATTTTCTTGTCCGTCAACAAATCCTGAAAATATAAACTGATCTGGGTTATCACCAACTGCTGAAAATATTTTTACAGAGTTTCTTGTAAGAGTGAATGTACTACCTGCAAGACCAGACCAAGTTAATTCAACTATATTTACTTTTACAGTTCCTTCAATAACTTCAGTCGAAAGTAAAGCATCTACATCTAAATCAAAAGTAGATGTTTGAGCATTCCCTGTATCATTAGCAAACTTAACAACAACTTCGTGTTTTGCTTTCTTTAATATTGTTTTTGTGACAGCCATTAAGCTTTACTCCTAATTAGTTTTTTCGTCGCTTGTTATTTTATCTTTAAATATTGTGCTAGCAACTTCTTGCTTTAAACTATCTAATCTTGCTGATACTTTTTCAGCCATTATTGTTGAAAATGATGAGTTAATTGCTTCAGCATTTCCTATTTCAATATTATCAATTAAGTCTTTAATTTTGGGTTTCATATCCATAAATTATTCCTTTATTATTTTCTATAAGTTGATGTCTTAGTTCTAGCTTTTTTTGCTATTTTTTCATCTGCTTCATCACCAGTTTCTGCATCTATTGCTTCATCACCAGTTTCTGCATCTATTGCTTCATCACCAGTTTCTGAATCTATTGCTTCACCACCAGTTTCTGCAGTTTGAGCTCCTCTTAAATCTTCTAATTTATTTTGCTCGGCTGCTATTTCTTTATCATTTTTCGCAATATCATCTTCTGTTTGTCTCAGAATATTTTTGCGTACCCAATTGATACTGTAATATTTTCCAATATATCGTTCAATAGAACCTAACATATTAAGTCTTTGAGATAATATTTCGTTTTCTTTTAATTCAGTAAAGAAATTATCTCTTAAAAAATCAAAGCGAATATCTTGACTAAATTGTTCCCACTCTTGATCTTTTATAATTCCTTTTAGAATTAATTGCACTCTTAAAATACTGTAAAATATAGTGCTAAATTTACGTCTTAATCTATCAATAAATTTTTGGAAGTTTAATTCATCACGACTTATTTCGCTTGCTCTTCCTAAATTAAATCCTGTCTCACTTAATAATCTTGTGACAGGAACATTTAAAGATTGATATAATTTCTTTTGAAAATATTGTACATCAGCTATCTCGCCTAAATTTTGTCCACCTTGAAGTGTAGTAATTTCAGTTCCTCTACCACCCTCTCTTCTTGGCATCCAAAAGTCTTCAAGCATTGACATGTGTTTACGATCATCTCGTACTTCACCTGTTGATGCATCATATACAACTTTATTTCTAAACTTATTCATGATGTCGTTTACATACTGCTCTGCTTTTAACTTAGGCAGATTACCAACATCAATATAAAATATTCTTCGTTCAGGTGCTCTTGATATACGATAGATTACTATACTATCTTCTACCATTTTTAACTGGTTTACTGGTTTTATCGCTTTATGTAAATGCGATAATATCATACCAGAATTTAAATCAGTTAATCCTGATGGAGCAAATACAACTGAATCTAAAGATAGTTTAATACCTGTTGCCAAACTATCAGTAATTCCTTTATCATTGTAAATGTAGTATTCTTCTATATCTTTTACTACGTCAACACCCTTATCGTTCTTTTCTTTTTTATAATTTTTAATCTTACGTATTTTACGTGGATCTATAAATCTTAATTCATTAATTCCGTTTTTAGTATTTTTTGGATCTATAACTATATGATAGTACAGTCTTCCATCAACATACCATGTACGAAATATATCATGACCACGTAAATCAAAATCTAATAATTTATAAACTTCTTCAAACTCTTTTCTTATAGCTTCTTTAATATTATCTGATGCTTTTAGATCATCTAAAACTACGTCAACTGACATACGTTGATTATCTAATACAATTGATTCATTTACAATATCTTCAATCGCATTATCAGCATCTGGGTAATAAGAAACTTCACGATATCTTTTTATTAAATCGTTTTCACCCTTAATACTCGCATCTAAATCAAGTGTTAATCCATAATAAGCCGATGCGTCTGCTACCAACGTCGAACCATCTAAATTAGATGGAGTGACTACCGAACTAATTTCTTTTTTCGGTGTTTTTCTTTTAATCTCAAAGCCAAATAATTCTGCCATAATCTATTTCCGAGTCCCTCGTCGAAACTCTGTTATATTATATTTTAATTGGGAATGAACCAACTGGTGTATCAATTGAAATATTCACTCCTACACCATCACGTGAAGCTGTATCACTATCAAAGTAGTTGTATTGAAATTCAACATCAAACGTTTCAACTGCATTTGCTGTATCATAGTCTAATTGAACTACACCAATCGAAATTGGGTAAGCATCAACAAAACGATATGATTTGATAATTGCACCTGAACGATCTAATTGTCTTACTACTAAATCCGTTTGATAATCTCTTGGATTTACACGACCATTAGTTGTTTGATAGTTTTGAATACCATTTGACCAACGTTCCATCGCATTTCTTATATTGAAATTTGTATCATTATAGATTGTGACAGTCCATGGAGCAAATGTTCTTTCTCCTGCAAAATTAACAGCACGACCACGATATTGAACTGGAATGTTCTCTATTGTGCTTGCTGGTAATTGTGCTGCTTTACATAAAAATTGTGCTTGTGCACTCGCCAAAATCCCTGCAACAACGTAGCTAGGGAAAATTAACTCAACACGAAATTGATTGGGACGTGCTCCGCCACCAGTCATTTGTGCTTTAAAATCTGCTATATCAGCCATTTAAGTTTCTCCTTTAATTATTAGCCACCGATTTCACTAAAATTAACACTTGATCTTGCTGCAACAAATGTTAGATTAATGAAGTTGATTGAGCGATTAGGTTTAATGAAAATGCTTGCTACAAATTCATTTTTATCGATTACTTCTGCTGTATTATTAGTTTCATCACACACAACTCTAAAATCAGTAATACCACGACGACCTTGTACGTCTCTTAAGAATGGTTCTATTTGATTTTTAAATTGAGCACGAGTGAAAGCATCATTGAACTCAAATAATTGAGCTTTTGCAGCAATTGAAATTGCTTTTTCTAATACAATGAATAATCTTCGTACATTGATTCTATCGAAAGCACTTGGTGCTGACAATAAAGTTTTATCTCCAAATAATTGTGTTCCTTCTCCTGGAAACGTCACAACTGGATTTACACCTTTTTGATAAAGTGAATCTCTTTGTGTTCTATTTGGATTAAATGCTAGTTTAACAACATTTTTAATTTGACCACGATTTGCACCAGCTGGTGAATACCATGGATCTTGAGCATAATCTGTTCTTGCGGCAAGACCTGCTACATCACCATTTAATGGGACATAACGATACTTGTCATTATAACGATCATACTGAAACTTATAACCAGAATCTAGTATAGCATAAGAAGAACTTGGAAGTGCACTTCTATATGTTATAATATCTGCCACTGGAGTCGCTGAAGAATCAGAAATATAAGAACCACCTGCTGCTTCTGGAGAGATAAAAGCTACTGAGTCTTTTCTTACTTCTACAACGTTGTTAATTACATAAGTTGCTGTTGCTGCTGTTGCTTTTCCTAAAAGCACTAACGATATGTCAAGCTGATCGTTTGCGAACAATGCATAACCTGTTTGAATGTTTCCTGCAGTTGTACCTGCATAGTCATCAACACCACCAATTAAAGAGGCATTTACTGCTGCGTTGATATCTTTGTAAGGTTGTGCTGCTGGAGCAGTACCCCAAGCAACTGCTGAAGCATTAGCTATGTTATTTACTTCTGCTGCTTGAGTAGGATGATCCATCCACCAAATGTATTTTGAATTTGAATTAATTACATCTCTGTAATAATTATTCGAACCATCTGATTTTTTAGCACCTACTGCTTTTGATACATATTCAAATTTTTCTAAAATTGTACCAGCTGTGCCAGTAAATAAACCATCTTCGTCGATTACGATAATATGTAATTCGTCATTAGATACGTTATTTGAAGTAGCCCATGCTGATGTGTCTGGTGATCTATCAAAGCTTGTTTCATAAGTCCAACCTGTGAAAGTTGACTTATCAGCCATTGATACTTTTAATGAATTGCCGAGTGAACCAGCCCATTTAGCTGCAAATTCACCAACACTTCCTTGACCACCTGCATATGATGATAAGTATTGTTCTGCGTTTTTAATTTTAACTGCGGTTCCAGAAATTACTGCATTTCTATCTGCTGTACCATTTCCTCTTACTACGAATAAATTATTCGAGTATGATAAAAAGTTAGCTGCAGTAAAAAATGATTCAAAATTTGAATCATCTGGTTTACCGAATCTCTCTACTAATTCGTTTTCGGATGTAATTTGCACTGGATCTTCGATTGGTCCCCATGCGAATTTACCTACAAATGCACCTGCACTTGTGGCAACATTAGGAACTATACTTGTGAAGTCCTTTTCTGTGACAATTACTCCTGGACTTAATTGGAATGCCATTTTGCTCTCTCCTCTTTAATTATTGACACGTTTCTTGACAAACGTGCTATTTCTCTTACCTATTTAGTTTTTTCAAAAATTCGAAGGGTTTTCTCGTTCATTTCCATCATTTAAGAAGCCAAATGGAGTCAACTCTTCTTCAATCTCTTGTATTTGTTTTTTATATAACTCTTTTCTTATGTTTACGTCCGTTATTTCTCTAAAATATACGTCAGATGTAAGCCAAGCAAAGAGTACACACGTCATCACTAAATCATCAGTATAACCATCGTCAGCTGAAAAATAACCATTTTTGCTGATAAATGTAGTTAATTCGCTAATAATAGTTGAATCAAATATTAATAAACTATTATTCTCAATTAAATTCTTTAATATGCTACAACCTTTTCTTTTTACAGATACATCAGTTGTGACACCTAGTGCACTTGATTTATCACCAAAACCACCAGTAATTCTTTGTCCTTCGTTCTTAACTCTTGCAACATATATAAGATTTTCATATTCTAATTCATTATGCAAGATATATGGTATAGTTTCACCACTGTTAATTTCAATTAATACAAAAGCATTATTATAATCTCTTCCAATTTTATCTATAATACTTGGAACGAGTAATATGCTAATCGTATTTGAACGATATTTACCTACAACTTTATAAGGCATTTCTGTTATATCAAAAATGCTCATCGCTGTATAATCTCTTCCTGTTCCTTTACTTGGATCAACCACAATTACATACTTGTGATTTGGTTCAGGTTTCTCTAATATATCTAAACCATCTTTAGAATATATAAATGGTTTAGGAGATAAATTTCTTAAAGTTTCACCATTAATAAGTGTAAGTGAACTTCCTAAAAATTCACAAAGTATTTCCTGATTAAACTTTACATCACCAAGTAATTTTCTTTGTGCTTCAGCCCAAGCTTTATCGCGTCCTGGAATCTTATCGTAAGGAATAAAAAGGTTTTTAAATCCATTTTTATTATTTACAGCATCATTCCAAAATTTCCAAAAGTGATTATATCCTAATGGAGTTGAACTTAATAATATTTTTGTAGTTTCTCCTGCCATAATAGTAGGATAAACTGAA